TTATTTACTGTAGACGGAGATGAGCATGTTGGACATAACCTTAGAGAAAAAGGGTTTTGGGAACCAGATGTAACTCATTGGCTATATCAAAATATTAAAGATGCGGATACTTGTTTAGATATTGGAAGTAACGTAGGTTATTTTACTGAAATTATGGCTAGAAAAGCTGGCTCGTATGGAAGAGTGTACGCTTTTGAAGCTAATCCAAATTTAGTTGATGTATATGAAAAGACATTAGTTGATGCTGGAAATGACTATGAAAGCGTAGGAATGATTTATTTATTTCCTATAGGGCTTTCAGACGAGTCTAGAGAGGCATATATCTTTGTACCAAAGGCAAACATTGGCGGAGCTGGAGTTACATATGATGAATCTGATCCACTAGATGGATATGAAAGCGTACCTGTTGTATTAGATTTAATTACTAATATCATTGATGAGATTGTTATTGAAGAGATTGATATTATTAAAATGGATGTAGAGGGTCACGAAGAAAAGATTTGGCCAACATTAAAGCCAGTTCTTAAGAATGTAAGAGCCTTAATAGTAGAGCTTGGACCGTATCACTCAAGAGATTTCTTAGAAGAAGTAAGCAAAGACTTTGACATGTTTAAACTAGAGAACTTTGATGAGGTTCCTATTACAGTAGAAGACATTTTGTCTGCACCTGCACATATTAATACAGTCCTTAGAAAGAAATCTTTAGTCAATTAGAGTTGACATTTTAGTTGACTAATAGTAGAATTTACTTAGGAAGTAGGAGATATTGTGTCAGAAATAGAGTTAGTAGAACGCTTTGACAAGATGAATAAAGTTGTCGAGCAATTGCTTATGGGCAATAATCCAACTCAAATATCAAAGCAGTTAGATATTCCACGTAAAGATGTTCTTGAATTAATTGATGAGTGGAAGTCACTTGTTCATAATGATCAGAATGCAAGAGAACGTGCTAAGGAAGCAGTTGCTGGTGCTGATCAACATTATGCTATGTTAATTAAAGAAGCATGGAAAACAGTTGACGATGCTGATCAGGCTGGTCAACTAAATGTTAAAGCAACAGCATTGAAATTAATTGCTGATATTGAAGCAAAAAGAATTGCAATGCTTCAACAATTAGGTTTATTAGATAATGCAGAGTTAGCTGGACATTTAGCTGAAACAGAAAGAAAGCAAGACATTCTTGTTGGAATATTAAAAGATATTGCATCTGAATATCCACAAGTTCGTGATGAAATTATGCGTAGACTTTCTAAGATTAGTAATCGTGTAGAAGAAGTCACTGTAGTTCAAGAAGAGCCACTTAGATTAGTTAAAGATAACGATGTTTAATTTTGATGATATCATCGATATGCTGGATGGCGAGGAGTTCGAAGAGCGTCCAGTAGATTTGGCTACCTTTGTAACTAGCGAAGATTATTTAGGTTTGCCACCATTATCAGAATATCAGTATATGCTTATTCGTGCATCTTCTCAGATATATAAGAAATCAACATTAGAGAAGTTATATGGAGAAGACGCTGGGAATAAACGCTGGGGCGAAACTGTAAATGAAGTTATTGCACAGCTAGGAAAAGGGTCTGGAAAAGATTATTGCTCAACTATTGCTGTTGCATATATAGTTTATTTACTATTGTGCTTAAAGGATCCAGCTAAGTATTTTGGAAAACCACCTGGGGATTCTATTGATATTATCAATATTGCTATCAACGCACAACAGGCAAAGAATGTTTTCTTTAAGGGCTTGAAGAATAGAATTAATAAATCGCCATGGTTTGCTGGAAAATATGTTGAGAAAGCAGACGTAATTGAGTTTGATAAAAGCATTAGCTGTCATTCAGGTCACTCAGAAAGAGAAGCCTTTGAGGGATATAACGCACTTGTAGTAATCCTTGATGAGATTTCTGGATTTAGTATTGACAATACTACTGGTCATGAGCAGGCAAAAACTGCTGGTGCTATTTACGATATGTATCGTGCATCAGTTGATTCACGTTTCCCAGACTTTGGTAAAGTAATTTTGCTTTCTTTCCCTAGATATAAGGGTGACTATATTCAGCAAAGATACAATGCGGTAATTGCTGAAAAAGAAACTATTATTCGTACACATAATTTTAAGATGGTAGATGATCTTGCAGATGGGACAGATGGAAATGAATTCTCTGTTGATTGGGAAGAAGATAAGATTGTTTCTTACAGGATTCCAAAAGTATTTGCTCTAAAGAGACCAACTTGGGAAGTAAACCCTACAAGAAGTATTGATGATTTTAAAGTAGCATTTTATACAAACCCAACAGACGCACTTGCACGTTTTGCTTGTATGCCACCAGAAGCAGTAGATGCATTCTTTAAGTCTCGTGAAAAAGTCGAAAAAGCTTTTGTTGGTAGAAATGGTGTAGATAATCAAACTGGAAGGTTTGAAGAATGGTTTCAGCCTATTCCAGAGAAGGATTACTATATTCACGTAGACCTTGCTCAAAAGCATGACCATTGTGCAGTTGCATTGAGCCACGTAAAAGAGTGGGTAAAGATTAGAACTATTAATGATTATCAGCAGGTTGCCCCAATTGTTGTTGTGGATGCAGTCAGATGGTGGACTCCAACATCTGATAAGTCAGTAGATTTTACAGAGGTAAAAGATTATATAATTTCTCTACGTGAAAGAGGATTTAATATAAGATCAGTAACATTTGACCGATGGAACTCACATGATATGATGCAGCAGATTAAGAATTATAATATTCATACAGAAATTTTGTCTGTTGCTAAGCGTCATTATGAAGATTTAGCTTTAGGCATACATGAAGAAAGAATCATTGGGCCAGACATTAAGTTGCTTATTGATGAATTACTACAGTTAAGAATTATGCGTGATAGAGTAGACCACCCAAGAAAAGGTTCAAAAGACTTGGCGGACGCAGTTTGTGGATCTATATATAACTCTATATCTAAGTCTAGAAAAGATGATAGAGAAATAGATATACATACGTGGTCAGAGACTAAAGATGAAGGTAAAGTATATGAGACTAGGGATGGTGTTCCAAAAGCTATTCCTCAAGACGTATATGAAGCTATATCAGGAATGAGGGTACTATGAACAGTTATCAGAAGAAAGCAACTCAATGCAAGTGTGTTGGGAAACATGTTCCACTACCAACAACATTAAAAGAATATAATGGCGTAATGTTGTGTGCGACAACATACGATAATGTTTTAGAGTATAAGAAGATGTGGGAAGTTCTTGGGTGTGAGCCACCTGGAAATATAAGAAAACATTTTTCTGAATATGTACAAAAAATTGTAAAAGAAAGTCTAGACAGAACCAAAGTTTTACTGTAGAATTAAAGAGTAAGTGGCAATAGCTTAGTTGGTTAAAGCCCCGAACTCATAATTCGGTAATCGTAGGTTCAAGTCCTACTTGCCACACAAAGGAGGAAAAATGGCAAATAAAGAACAAAAGGGTAGCTCAAATAAAAAGAAAGAGCCAAAGATGTCTCTTAAGGAAAAAAGAGCTGCTAAAAAAGACAAGAAAAACAAGAAGTAGTATAATTTAATTACCAGAGTCCGTGTGAGACACGCCTGGTCCTGGCCATCGTGCTTGTAGGTACCTTGGGATGGGGAAATAGTTACAGCTGCCTGGCCGCAAGGCCAGGCAGTCTCTATAAGAAAGAAGTTATGAATAACGACGATTTTAATTATGACGACAACGGATTAAGCGAAGAAGATTTTGAAGGCTTAATGGAATATTACATAGAAGTTGGTGCAGTCATTGTCAGTGGTATTGATCCAGACGGAAACTTTATATATAAAATAACAGATATGGCTAGGGAAGTAGCACCAGAGTTATGGGCAATGCACCATGATATGGTTGACGACGCCCTCCTTGAACTGTTTGAAAAAGATCTTATAGAGGTTGAATATGATGAAGATCTTAATGCCAATTTGAAAATATCTGATGAGGCAAAAGAAATAATGAGACAAAAAGGATATATTGAATTAGATGAACCAGACAATAATTGATATTAGAGAAAAATATTATCAGGATGTCGAAAGGTTATTGCCTACAAAAAGAAAAGATAAAACTGGCAAGAAAAGAAGATTTATACAAGAAAATAAAAATGATAGGCCTTGTGCAGATTGCGGAATGTCCTATCCTTGGTATATAATGGAATATGACCATGTGCGTGGTGTAAAAAAAGGTACATTGACAAGAATGTACAGAACGCATACAATGGAAGAGATTATAGAGGAAATGGCAAAATGTGATATTGTTTGCTCAAATTGTCATAAGCATAGAACTTGGGTCTCAATGATCGGAAGGGATAGGGTAAGTGGTACAACAAATAGCACTGTCAACGAAACAAGCGGAGGAGCT